GCGATATGGTTTTTCCAGGTCGCCCCTGGTGGCATCCGGGTCGTGGACTACTACGAGGCCAATAGTCAGCCGTTGAGCCACTATGCTGCCGTGCTTGCCTCGAGGGGTTACGTTTACGCTGATGACTGGGTGCCGCACGACGCCCGCGCACGCGAACTTGGCACTGGCCGTACCCGCGTCGAGACGTTGATGGAATTGAAGCGCAAGCCGCGTCTGGTGCCGGCTCACACGGTTATGGACGGCATCAACGCTGCCCGCGTGAGCTTCCCGCGCATCTGGTTTGATGAGGTGCGCTGCCGTCAAGGACTTGAGGCGTTGCGCCAGTACCGCTCGGCCTATGACGAGAAGCTGAAGGTATTCAAGGACGCGCCGCTGCACGACTGGACATCACACGCTGCCGACGCCTTCCGGTATTTGGCGATGGCATGGCGCGAGATGCAGCCGTCGGCCCGGCCACGCGATCCGATCAAGGAACTGATCAAGCCCCGCACCATGTCTGAGGTGCTTGGCAACATAGGCGACGACGATCTTGATGACTGATCAGATGAGCCCCGCGCAAGCGGCACAGCATTGGCAGCAACAGATCGAAGCTGCCGAGCGTGACGTTCGCGAGTGGGGCGACAACGGCGACAAGATCCAGAAGCGCTATCGCGCCGAAAAGGACGCGAGCGCCAAAGCCCGTCGCGTCAAGCGCTTTTCGATTCTGTATTCGAACACCGAGACTCTCAAGGCCGCGCTCTATGCGCGCACGCCGAAGCCGGATGTGCGCCGGCGGTTTGGTGACCGCAACCCGGTCGCCCGAACGGCGGCCGAAATCCTCGAGCGCGTACTATCTTATTGCTCCGACAATACCGGACACGACCGCGCGTATCGGGCTGGCGTGCATGACCTGACGCTGCCCGGCCGAGGCGTCGTGAGGCTGCTGTATGAAGCCCGCATGGCCCAGGTGCCGCAGGTTGATCCAATGACCGGCCAGCCGGCAATGGGCCCCGATGGCCAGCCGGTGATGGCTGAGCAAGTGGCCGATCAGAAAGTGCTCGAGCAGCACGTCTACTGGCGCGATGTGTTGATGGAGCCGGCCCGCTGCTGGCGCGAAGTCACGTGGGTGGGTTTTCGCCACCGCATGACGCGCGAGGATCTTGAGGCCAACGGCTTCGAAGATGTAACCGAGGTGCCGCTTAACTACGTCGCCGACGCATCGGATCGTCAGGCCCATGAGGTGCCCGATAGCCTCAAGCGCGCCGAGGTATGGGAAATCTGGTGCAAGCGATCGAAGGCGCGGTATTGGATCGTCAAGGGCTACGTCAAGGCGCTGCGGATCGACCCCGATCCGTATGAGCTAGAAGATTTCTGGCCGCTGGCCGAGCCCATCAGCGCCGTGCTCGGCACGGATAGTTACATTCCGACGCCGTACTTCACGCAGTACGAAGATCAAGCCGACGATCTGGACGAAATCACCGCGCGCATCAGTATGCTGGTCAAGGCGCTGAAGCGCCGGGGCATCTATGACAGCTCAGTGCAAGAGCTTAAGCGCCTGTCACGTGCTGGTGATAACGAGTTCATTCCGGTTGATGGATCGAAGTACAACCTTATTGCCCAGCAAGGTGGCCTCAAACGTGCCTTTGATACTGAGGACATCAAGCCGGTCGCCGACACGCTGATCGGCCTTTATGATCAGCGCGATCGTCTGGTGCAGGCCATTTACGAGGTATCGGGGATCTCCGACATCGTGCGCGGCAGCACGAACCCGAATGAAACAGCCACGGCGCAGAACATCAAAGCGCAGTTTGGCTCCATGCGGCTGAAGGATAGCCAGCGCGAGGTTCAGCGGTGGGTGAGGGATAGCTATCGCATCAAGGCTGAGCTGGTGTGCACGCATTTTACGCCGGAAAAAGTGGCCGAGATCACCGGCCACAATGTGCAAGACGAGCTATTTCAGGCCGCGATGCAGGTGCTTCGCTCGGATGAGCGGCGCGGCTATCAGATCGACATCGAAACGGACTCGACGGTGTTTGAGGACGCCGAGGCCGAGAAGCAGGGCCGCGTTGAACTGCTCACCGCAATGGGCGGCTTCGCGCAACAATGGCTGCCCGTCGTACAAGTCGCGCCGGAAATGATGAAGATGGTCGGCGAGATGATGGCCTTCGGCGTGCGCGGCTTCAAAGCCGGCAACAGCATGGAAGATGTGATTGACGAGACCATGCAGGCCATCCAGCAGCGCATGAGCCAGCCGCAGGAGCCGCCGCCGCCAGATCCGGCAATCGAGGCGACCAAGGCGAAAACGGCGCTTGAGATCGAAGCTAAAACGAAAATGTTCGAGCTGGATTATAAGGGCAAGATGCTCGAGCTTGAACACTCGCGCGAGAAGATGGCCCTCGAGCGCGAGGCCAAGCAGATGGACATCGCCGCCAAGACGCAAATGCACGAGGTCGAAGCCGGCCACAAGCAGCGCCTGCAGTTCATGGACGCCGACGCGCGCCGCATGGATGCCGAAGAAAAGCAGCGGCAAATTTCCACCAGCAAAGAAGCCGAAGCGGCCAAAACACAAGACGCGGAAGCGGCAAAGCAGGCCATGAGTGACCTAATGCAACAGATTGCTGCTGTGGCTCAAGGCAGCGCCGACGCGATGGAGAAGGCGGCGGAAAGAATGGCCGCGATGCAAGAGGCTATTGCCGCAGTGTCGAAGCCAAAACGGATCAAGATTGTCCGCGATGGCGATGGGCGTGCGGTTGGCGCTGAAACAATGATCGCAGGGTGATAAATGGCTCTACTGGCGGACTATATTCTAGATCTTGCCCTGTCCGAGTTAGACACGGCAACCACAACTCTCTACATCACGTCGCAAGAGGCGACGACGTATACCGAGGCATCAAGCACATACGCTCTCGGGAATAAATCGTCGCTGTCAATCGGCGCTCCTGGGGATAGAACGCCAAACGGGCGCAAGGTCACGATCGCGGCCATCACCGACGGCTCGGTTACTGGCACGGGCACGGCGACCCATTGGGCGATCACGAAATCAGGCACGACCTTGATGGCTACGGGGGCGCTCAACGCATCCCAAGCCGTCACGAGCGGAAACACGTTTACGACGGAAGCCTTCGACATCGGAATACCGGACGCAGTTTAATCAATGGCGATCGCATCAGTTGGCACTCTCGGCACGGGTGCCAACTCATCCAGCAACAGCAGCTACACGTTCAACACGGCCACCAACTCGCTGGCCAGTGGTGATTTCGGTATTCTTGTCAGCGTCACGGATAACACGTCAACGACGGACGGCGACAATAACGAGCACACGTCGGTATCTGGCGGCACCGGAACATGGACTAAGCTTGGCGAGTACACGAACAGCAACGCGGCGTCGGCCGCTGGCGTCACCACGTCGATATGGCTGTTCGAGGCGACGGGCACGGTCAACACCGGCACGACGATTACCCTCAACTTTGCATCGAACAGAACAGACAAGGCGGCATCGTTCTGGAAATTCACGAAGGGCGCCAGCACGACGATCAAGCTCGATACCGAGCCGGGGACAAACCCGATTACGTCGCAAGTGGACGCTTCGGCAGGATTCGGATCGAGCGCGTTCTCGGGTCTAGCCAGCAAGGCCCGGCTGTATTTCCGAGGGCTCGGCAAAGAAGCCAATTCTACAACACAGATCACCGTTTCCACGTCCTTTACTGCGATCAACGTATCGCGCTCGCGCAACAACGCATCTGCCGTTTTGGCGCGCGGCGAATTCAGGATTAACACCAGCACCGGAGAAACCAGCAATCCCACGCTTGCCGTAACGGGTGACACGGCAGGCCTTTTCGCGGCGCTGCTCGAGATTACAATTCACGCGCTCACGCCGACGGGGATCACGGCGACGCCGACGGTTGGGAGTCCGGCGCTCGAGCAGGTTCATGTCCTGACAGCGGCAGGTGTGGCGACGGGTGCGCCAACGGTCGGGTCGCCTGTTTTATCAAGTGATGACGGTGTTAACGATCTTGTGCCTGCGGGCATCGCAACGGGCGCGCCGACGGTTGGAACGCCGGTTTTCACTCAGATTCAGCAACTTAAGGGCAGCAAGTGGGGTAAAGGCCGCTGGAAGTTTGCATTCTTCACCGGCAACCTATCGACTGGCGCGCCGACGGTTGGGACGCCCGTATTCCGGCAGATCCATGACCTTGCCGCGACGGGCATTGCAACCGGCGCGCCGACTGTTGGAACGCCTGTTCTGACAATCGATGATGGTATTTACGATCTTGTGCCGACGGGGATTTCGACGGGCGCGCCGACGGTCGGAACGCCGGTTCTTGGGCAGTCTCACGCACTATCGGCCACTGGCGTTGGCACAGGAGCGCCAACCGTCGGCGCTCCTATCATCGGTCAGGCTCATGGCTTGGTTGCAGATGGCATTGCAACGGGAGCGCCCACTGTCGGGTCGCCCGTTCTAACGAGCGGTGGCGTCGATAATCTTGTTCCCGTCGGTATTTCGACGGGCGCGCCGACAGTCGGGGCGCCATCTGTTGCCGAGATTCCTGTCGATATAGTGCCGCATCTCGGAGGCGGCGGCTCGGTCTATGACAGTCGCGTCAAGAGGCGCCGCAAGCAGAAGCAGGATCTTGACGAGCTAATCCGTCGCGTCACCGAGCCAGAATTGCCGCCGCAGCCGGTCATCGTCACGACGCGCGAACCTATCCCGGCGCCAAAGCCGCTCGAGATCCGGCCGCTGCCCGTTGTCGAGCCCATCCCGCTACCCGTCGCCGTGGTGGCCGATAACGATGACGACGATCTGCTGTTTATCCTCATGGAGGCCGCGTGAACGCAATGCTTGATGTGCGCCGGGCGAATGACACGCCCAAGTGCGCGAACTGCGGATGGTGGTCCGAGCGCCGCGACGGCATTAGCGCGGCCGAATGCGGGTTTCACAAGATGATGACGCTCGACTTGTCGGTATGCACTGCGCACACGTCGGCCGAGGTCGCCCAACGGATCGAGATCGAGGGTAAATGACCGTTACACGCTACCGCTACGACCCCGACCTTGACGCTGTGGTGCAGATCTACAGCCACAACGGCCCCGAGGTCGAAACTTGCCACCAGATCATGCCGGATATTCGTCATTTCGTGACGCAAGACGGCAAAGAAATCACCAGTCGGTCGAAGCTGCGCGAGTACGAGCGCGCGACGGGGTCAAAGCAGGTCGGGCGAGATTGGTCCGGCAGCGTGAAACCGGCTTGGTGGGACCTGCACAGGGAGATGGAGCGTGATCGTGAACGGCGCGGACGATAACACTGAGATGGATGACGGCGGCGCGCTCGACGCGGCCCTGTCCAAAGCACTCGACGGATATTCGGAGCCCGTCTCTGCGGCCGTGAAGGTCGATGAGGCTGCGCCCGTTGACGACACACCGAAGATTGAGGCCAAGGCGACCGGCACGGATCGTGACGAGCTTGGCCGATTCAAGCCGAAAGCGCAGGCAGAGGGCGGGATTACTCCCGCAGCCGAAGCCGCGCCGAAGGAGCCGGCAACCCAGCCGAACGCCAACCCCGAAACCACGGCAGCGCCCGCGCAAGCGCAAGCCTGGACGGACGGCCACTTCGCAGGATGGAAGCCGGAGCAGCGCCAGCGGTTCAACAGCCTGTCGCCCGACGTGCAAGCGTTGGTGATGGAGCGTCAGGCCGAGCAGCAGGCATTCTATCAACGCAAACTGACCGAGGAAGGCGAGTTTCGAAAGCAGACCGAACCTCTCTATCAGGCGGCGCAGAAATGGTCACAGTTCACGCAAAGCATCGGCAAATCGCCCGATGAACTTTTCGAGGGCTATGCATCCATAGAAGCAACACTGCGCTATGCCCCATATGCAGAAAAGGTCAAGCTTTTCGCCGACATCGCCCAAGCCTACGGCATCCCGTTTGCGCAGCCTGAGCCCGACCCTTACGCCGACCCGTTGCAACCCACCGGCCAAGCGTATCCGGTCATTCACGACCTACAGGCTCAACTCCAACAGGAGCGCCAACGCGCCCAACGCCTAGAGCAACAGTATCATTCGACTGTTGAACAGCAGCTCGCCTCGCAAGTGCAGGCATTTGCCACCGAGAAGAACCCGGACGGTTCGGCGAAGTACCCTTTCTTCGAAACGGTCAAGCCGACCATGGGACAATTGCTCTCGACTGGTCAAGCCAAGACGCTTGCAGAGGCTTACGCCCTGGCATCGAAACCCCTTGAGGATCAGCTTCAAGCGGCCATCGCAGCCAAGGCGGCAACTGCCCAGCAACAGCAGGCTGAGATTGTCGCAAAGGCGAAAAAAGCGCAGCCGATTCACTCAACCGGGGCAATCGTCAACGGCCGAGCGGCCAAGACGAACCTGGATGATGTGATTTCGGGTGCAATTGGCGCGCGGTTTGGTTGAGCCCGGCTCACAGAAAGGACATTGAGCCATGGCATCGCCTAACAGCGATTTCACTGACATCGTAACAACCAGCTTGCAGGGGTACTCCGGCACGCTGGCCGACAATATCACCAATCACAATGCCTTGCTTCGGCAGATCGAGCGCAAGGGCAATGGTGAGGTCGCAACCGGCCGCACGATTGTTCAGGAGCTCGAGTACGCCGAAAACGGCACGGTGAACTGGTACACGGGCGCGGAAGCGCTGGACATCTCGGCTTCCGAGACGTTCACGGCGGCTGAATACAATTACAAGCAGCTCGCCGGCAACGTGGTGATCACCGGCCTCGAGGAAATCCAGAACAGCGGCAAAGAGGCGGTGCACAACCTGCTGAAGGCGCGCATCCGGAATCTCGAGAAGTCGCTGCGCAATACCGTTGCTTCGGCGCTCTATGCCGACGGCACCGGCAGCAGCGGCAAGGAGTTTGGTGGATTGCAGTTGCTTGTTGCCGACACGAACACGAACACCGTCGGCGGCATCAGCGGCAACACCTACTCATGGTGGCGCAACTACGTCTACGACTTCTCGACGTTGGCGATCACCGCCAGCTCGACCACCATCCAGGCCGCGATGAACACGGCCCACATCAACGTCATTCGCGGGTCAGATAAACCGGACATCTGCACTGCGGGCCAGACCTACTACCTCTATTACCTCGCCTCGTTGCAGGTGAACCAGCGCTTTGCGGACGATAAGAACGCCGGCGCCGGCTTCACGAATCTGATGTTTATGGGCAACCTGCCGGTTGTCTATGACGACAACTGCAATGCGACCCGCATGTACATGCTCAACACCGATTATCTCTTTGTCCGCAAGGCGAAGGGGCGGTGGATGAAGCCCGCGGGCGACAAGGCATCGGTCAACCAGGACGCCATGGTGGTCCCGATGTATCTGGCCGGCAATATGACAACCAGCAACCGCAGCCTTCAGGCTGTGATCTGCGCCTAATAGGAGGCAAGCCATATGACTTATCGCACAGTTGGCCCGGCGCTGGTTGGCCATCAGCCGATTGCAACCACCTCGACGACGCAGAATCATCCGCTTGGCACTATCATTCAGGCGCATGACCCGACCTATGGCAGCGGCGAGTTCATCTATCTGAAGGGCGTGGCCTCCACGACGGTTGGATCGATCGTCAACTACAAGGGCACGACTTACCAGACGGCGCTTGGTTATGCGGGCGAGAACGTGCCGGGGCCGCTTGCTGTCGCAATGTCGGCTAACGTCGCCGATCAATACGGCTGGTATCAGATCAGCGGTCTGGCCGTGGCGGCGAAGGCATGCACGGTGTCGTTTGCGGCTGCGGCCAAGGTGGCCGTCAGTTCGTCAACCGGCCTTGCGGTCGCGACGATCTCCGGCAACGAGATCCAGGGCGCTATGGTCTCGGCGGTGGCGTCTGCCACGGCTGGCCGGACAACGGTAACGCTTGTTGTCAACCGGCCGGCCATGCAGGGCCGCGTGACCTAAGCCTGACTGGCGGGAGCCGAGGCTCCCGCCTTTTTAAAAGGGTGATTTGTGCAGCTACCTTTTGCCAATCTACAGATCAATCACTGGAATCCCGGCGCCACCGCGCCGCTCATCCTACCCGTGCATGTCATTTGCAACACGTCCGAAGAGGACCTGCACCGGAACATCAAGGCCAACTCTGCGCGCGCGCGCCAACTGATGCGGCAGTGGGTGAAAAGCGAGCCGGCCCACGAGCACGTTGCGGTTCTGGTTGGCTCTGGTCCGTCACTCGCGGACACACTAGACGAGGTTCGCGCGCATGCCAAAGCTGGCGTCGTGATCTTCGCGATGAATGGGGCGGCAGCCTATCTCAACGAGCGCGGCATCCTTGCTGATTATCAAGTGATGATCGACCCTCGCGAAGAGACGAAACAGCTTGTTGGGCCTGCCAAAGACCACTTGATTGCCTCGCAGTGTCATCCGGCTATTTTTGAGGCTTTGCCGCATGCGAAGCTGTATCATCTACAGATTGAAGGCATTGACGACGACCTGCCGAACTATCCGCACCCGTTTGCCCTGGTTGGCGGCGCTGCGAGCGTCGGCAATACGTCGACGGTGCTGGCCTATGTGATGGGCTTTCGGACGCTGCATCTCTATGGCTATGACAGCAGCCACCGCTCGGCACAGTCGCATGCGTTCCATCAGCGCATGAACGACGGGGAGCCCAATTGCGTGGTGGTGTGGAACGGCAAGGAATACCGCACTAGTCTCACAATGAAGCTGCAAGCCGAAAAAGCGCAGGAAACCTTGCGTGCGTTGGAAGCAGCCGGCTGCACCATCCACATTCACGGATCTGGATTGTTACCGGACATGTGGAATACCCCGCCAGAAGCGCTCCCGGAGCGTGAGAAATACATGCGCATGTGGTCCGTGGCCGGCTATCGCCGACAAAGCCCTGGCGAGGACTCGGCGCAGATGTTCATGGAGATTGTTAAGCCAACCGGGCTCGTTATCGACTTCGGATGTGGCACAGGGCGCGGCGGGCTGGCGATCTCCAGGACAGGCCTTGACGTATTCTTGGTCGATTTCGCCTCAAACTGCCGGGACAACGAGGTGTTGCACTTGCCCTTTATCGAGCACGACCTGACCGAGCGGTGCCCGTTGCATGGCGATTTCGGCTACTGCGCGGACGTGCTGGAACATATCCCGCCGCAGCATGTCGAGACGGTGATTGCCAACATCATGGCGAGCGTCCCGACAGCGTTTTTCCAGATTGCCACGGTGCCCGATAACTTCGGCGCGGTGATCAATCAACATTTACATCTGACAGTTGAAGAGCATGCGTGGTGGCGCGGAATGTTTGAACGGCTTGGCTATCACGTCACCCATGAAGCCGATGCTGGGCCGCACTCCATTTTTGTGGTTACGAGGGAAACATGAAAGAACCGATCAACAAGCTCCGCGCCTCGTTCGTGCGCGATGACGAACTGAATCGCGACATGGTCGAAATCAAGATTATCGGCGATCCAAACACGCTCATCCGCAAGGTCACGCCGCAGGATGTCGAGCGCTGGCCGAATGAGTGGGCGGCATACCAAGCCGGCAAGGCTGAGGTCGAGGTCAAGGGCACGTCATTGATGGAAGTTCCGGGCATCGACAAGGGCCGGGCCATGGCGCTGAAGCTCCAGGGCGTCCGCACTGCCGAGGAACTGGCCGCACTGGATGAGGCCGCCGCCAAGGGTCTCGGCATGGGCACGTGGACGCTGGCGCGTGTGGCCAAGGGATTTCTCGCCGAGCGCAAGCTCGAGGCGCTGGAAGCGCTCACGGCCGAAGCGCCGAAGCGTGGACCAGGACGCCCGCCAAAGTCTGACCAACCAGAAGCCACCGCATAAGGATAACTCATGGCATCGGCATGCGCAGTCTATAAAGGATCAACTCTGCTCGGCACTGGCTCGTGCGAAGCGGCCAGCGCGTCGATTACCTCTTACACCGGCACGGCGCCGACAGATCTAAGAAATATTCAGGTTGTCGTTACGGAAACGGGCGATCACACGGGCCGAAGCATTTGGACGCGGGTGCTCTCCGGATCTGGCACCGGCACACTTGTGTTGCGTGACGCAATACCGTTTGTGGGGGCCTAATGTCGCTTTTGACAATCGTGCAGGATGCGTGCGTTCGGGTCGGTCTGGCCCGACCCGGCACCGTGATTGGGTCAACAGCCGATCACGTCAAGGCTATGATCACGCTGTCTAACCAGGACGGCCGGGCCTTGGTGCGTCGGCACGATTGGCAGCGCTTGATTATCGAGCAGACGTTCACGGCGACGGCAACGACCACGCAAAGCGGTGTGTTGCCAAGCGACTTCGACCGCATCATTCCGGGCACGTTCTTTAATCGATCGCAGGATCGCCGCGTTGCGGGGCCGCTGTCGCCGCAGCGATGGCAGAGCTTGCAAACCGGGCTTATTACCCTGCCCTATGACTCGTTTCGCATCCGTGGCAACGACATCATTATGTCACCGACGCCGACGGCGGGTGATAGCATGGCGTTTGAGTATGTCACGAAGTACTGGTGCGCGAGCGTCGGCGACACAGACCCGGACCAAACAAGCTGGGTGGTCGATACTGACGAGGCGTTTCTGGATGAGGAACTGATGACGCTCGGCGTGGTGTGGCGGTTCAAGAAAGCCCGCGGCCTCGATTACGGCGAGGACATGCAGGAATATGAACACCGTCTCGCGTCACTCGCCGGCACAGACGGCGGGCAGGCGACGATCGATCTCGGCGTGAGTGATGACGCTTCATCGCTGACAGATCCATATTTGACCGACGGGAACTGGTCGATCTCGTGATCCGCACCGCACTCAAGCGCAACGCCCGCCGCGTTCGCATCTCAAGAGCCAAAGCGCTGCCGGCGCCCGTCGAGGGATGGGACGCCACAAGCGCGCTCGCGAGCATGGGCGAAAAGCGCGCGGTGCAGCTCAAGAATTGGTTTCCGCAGCCGGGCTATGTCGAGGTCAGGCGCGGGTTCCAATATCATGCGTGGGAACTCGGATCGAATGCGCAGACTGTCGATAGCGTTGACGACGCCACCGATCTGATTGAGATCACCGGACACGGGCTGGCCGATGGTACTGCCGTCAAGGTGCACGCGAGCACGACACTGCCAACGCCGTTAACTTCGGCCGTCTATTACGTGCGCGATGCGACAACGGACACATTCAAGCTGGCCGCATCGGATGGCGGCGCGGCCATTGACATCACGTCAACCGGATCGGGCACAATCACTGTCTATGAGGTCACGGACCCGGACGCCCAAACGCTGATGGCTTGGCAGGGGCCGGCGAGTTCAAAGATGTTGGCCATTGCGGGCGGCGCCGTGTGGGACGTGACGGCGGAAGCCGCAGCGACGTTTAGCTATGGCGGCCTGTCAACCGATCGCTGTCAATGGTGCAATCACACAACCAGCGCAGGGCAATTCGTGTTCGTGGTGAACGGGTCGGATGCGCCGGTTCACTACAACGGCACGACCTGGGCAACGCCATCGATTACCGGCATCACGGCGGCCGACGCGGTACACGTCATCAGCCATAAAAAACGGCTATGGTTCGTCCTCAATGAAAGCACGAAAGCCGCTTACCTCGGCACCGAGGCTGTGGCGGGTGCGGCGGCAGAGTTCCAATTTGGCTCGCTGTTTACCAAGGGCGGTTATCTGCTCGCGCTTGCCACCTGGACACGTGACGGTGGCTCCGGTTCGGATGACTATTTCGTCGCGATCTCGAGCCGGGGACAGGTGGCGGTCTATCAGGGCACCGATCCGGCAAGCGCGAACACGTGGGCACTTGTCGGCACGTTCGATGTGCCAACGCCGATCGGCCGGCGCTGCTTCACACGCTACGGCGGTGACGTGCTTCTGCTGACCGTCGAGGGCGTGTTCCCGCTGTCGCAACTGCTCGCGGTCGATCAAAGCCAGACCGGGCGCGTGGCGATCTCGGAGCGCATCAGCCAAGCGTTCAACCTGCGGGCCGTTGAGTACAGCGCCAATTTCGGTTGGGAGGCGTGCGTCTACGCCAAGGGCACGCGGTTGATTGTCAACATCCCGACCGCCGAAAACGTGACCGCGATCCAATACGTCATGAACACGCTGACGGGCGCATGGTGCGAGTTCGACGCCCACAACGCGAACACGTGGCTTGTGTTCAACGATACGCTATATTTTGGCGGCGCCGGCTATGTGTATGAGGCCGACACGGGCAGCGCGGACATAGATCAGCCGATCGTGGCGACGGGCCAAAGTGCCTATCTGCCCTATGGTGGCGCCTACACAAAACTGTTTTCGCTTGTTCGGCCGCTTGTGACTGCAACGGGCACCAATCGACCGTCCGTCGGCATGTCGGTAGACTTTGTGGAGACTGACAACCTTTCGACGCAGGTCGTGGAGGGTTCAGATGCTAC